TTTCAAGATACATTGACAAGTGGAAATGATAGATTTCCAGGTAGTACAAGCAGTGTATTAGGTGACGCAGGTAGAACTAAATACGCACCACCAAAAACAGGTGGTTTGTATTCAGACGCTACGTTATCAGTGTTATCAAATAAAAATAATTCGGTTGTAGAAGTTAGATTTAGTGATGTATATCCTATTTCACTATCAGGTTTAGCATACAACCAACAAGCAACAGATGTTGATTATTTAACAGCGTCGGTTACTTTTGAATATAAGATATATGATTTTGCTTTAACAGGCAAACAAAAAACGGTTACAACATCTTAATAAATAAGATTGAGTAATATTATGAACAAGTGGAGATATAATGGATTTAGAACAATTACAAGCAGAAGCAGATAAAGATTTAAATATTAACGATATTGAGTTAGATTTAGAATCTTTAAAAACACCTCAATTACACAATAAGTATTTAAAATTTTTAACAAAGTTTAAATTATTGTTAACAAGAGCCGAAGACGAATATAGAACTATCAAAAAAGAAAAGTGGGAGTATTATACAGGTAAGGCAGACCCAGCTGTATATACATTGAAACCATTTAACTTAAAGATATTAAAGGCTGATGTACCACAATATATTGACGCTGATCCTGAAGTACAAAAATTAAATCAAAAAGTTAAATATCTAGAAACGGTTACTGATTTTTTAGATAGAACATTAAAACAAATTTCTAATAGAACATTTACGATTAAAAACGCAATAGACTGGAAGAGATTTACAAGTGGTGCCGTCTAATGTTTTTAAAAAATAATCATTGTGTATCTATCGCTAAATTTTCTCCACAATATTGCGATGAGATAATACAAAAAGCAGATAAACTGCCTATTGCAGAGGCGGCTATTCAAGACGGCAACCAAGATAACAGAAGCTCTAACGTAGCATGGATAAAAGAAAATCAACAACTGTACAAAGATTTAGAGAAAACAATATTAGAACATAATAAATCTGCCGGTTGGAACTATGATTTAAAAGAGTTTGAGCCTTTTCAATATACAATATACAATGAAGATGACCACTATGATTGGCACATAGATTCACATACTGATCCATATCCTAATGGTTTTATCAGAAAGTTAAGTTTTACTTTATGTTTAAATGAAGACTATGAGGGAGGCGAATTTGAAATTGCAAATCCAAATCCTAAAGGTATTAATCAAAATATAAAGTTTACAGATAAATTTACAACAGGTACAATTATAACTTTTCCGTCATTTATGTGGCACAAGGTACACCCTATAACAAAGGGTACTAGAAAAGTATTAGTGGGTTGGATTGTCGGTCCTTCATTTGTGTAATGCCAGATATAAGATACATCATAATTGACCGAAAGAACGATGTCTATTTGAAAGTAGAAGCTGACGCCTCTATACGTAGAGAGTTATCAGAGTATTTTTGTTTTGAAGTACCTGGTTATAAGTTTGTTCCTGCTTATAGAAATAGAGTGTGGGATGGAAAAATAAGACTATTCTCATATGCGACAGGAGAAATATATGCTGGTTTATATCCTTATATATTAAAATGGTGTGAAGATAATAAGATACAAGTAGTAGATGGTACTAAAATTACAGATACAAAAGTTGATGAAAAGAAAGTAGACGCATTTACAAAGGCTCTTAAAATACCTATGGAAATAAGAGACTATCAAAGAGAAGCATTTATCTATGCAACAAAAAAGAATAGATGTATGTTATTATCTCCAACGGCCAGTGGTAAATCACTAATAGTATATTTGTTAGTACGTTTCAATATATTGAGACTAAAAGAACAAAACAAGAAAATACTAATCATAGTACCAACAACATCACTGGTAGAACAATTAACAAAAGACTTTGGCGACTATGGTTGGAATATGAATAATGTACATAAAATATATCAAGGCCACGATAAAGAAACAAATAAAAGTGTTATTATATCTACATGGCAATCTATATACAATCAACCAAAAAAGTGGTTTAAACAGTTTGGTATGGTAATAGGTGACGAAGCACACTTGTTTAAGGCAGTTTCATTGACAAAGATAATGACTAAACTAGAACAATGTAAGTATAGAGTAGGCCTTACAGGTACTTTAGATGGTACAAAAACACACAAATTAGTACTAGAAGGATTGTTTGGTGTGGTAAATAGAGTTGTTTCTACAAGTGAATTGCAAGAGAAAAAACAATTAGCAGATTTAAAAATTATATGCCTAGTCTTGCAACATGACAAAGAAATTAGACATATGATAAAAGATAAGAATTACCAAGAAGAAATGGATTACCTAGTAAGAAGTGAAAAAAGAAACAAATACATAAGAAACTTGGCCTCTAGTTTACAAGGTAATACACTATGTTTATTTCAATACGTAGAAAAACATGGTAATGAGTTATATCAAATGATAAAAGAAAAGGCTGAAGATAAAAATGTTTTTTATGTACATGGAGGAGTTGAAACAGATGATAGAGAAAATATTAGAGAAATTACGGAGAAAAGTGACAACGCCGTTATTGTTGCTTCTTACGGCACTTTTTCAACCGGAATTAATATACGGAATTTGCATAATATTATTTTCGCTAGTCCTAGTAAGTCTCGTATAAGAAATCTACAAAGTATTGGTCGTGGTTTAAGATTGAAAGATAATAAATCAGCTGCGACTTTGTACGACATAGCAGACGATATGAGTTATAAAGACAAAGAAAATTATACACTTGCACACTTTCGTGAAAGAATAAATATTTACAACAGTGAAGATTTTAATTATGAAATACACAACATAGAACTAAAATGATTTCAGATCAAGATTTTAGGTTTTTGTTAGAAGAAAGTCGGTACGCCAAAAAGATATTAGAGATAGGTACTGGCACAGGTAAAAGTACAACTGCTTTAGTGGCAAACAGAGCAGAGGTATATACTATTGACAGAGATAATATTTTTGAATATGTTGGTATTGAAGATAACATAAACAGATTTTTTTGTGAAAGCTCTGATTATTGGAAAGAGTATGGTCACTATGATTTTGATTTTGTATTCGTTGATGGTTCACTTGGCACTTATGATTGTGAAGAAATATTAAAAAGAACTACAGATACTTTTAAAATTGTTTTCCATGATTATATACCAGGAGAAAGAAACAGAAATACTAACAAGGGTGGTTATAATTTAAATTATTTAAAAAGAGTAGCGATAGAAAACTACGACATATCAACAAGAACAGGAGGCACTCATTGTGTCTTGGCAGAGTTAAATAAGGATAAATAATAGTATGCACCAGAAAACAGAAAATAATATTAAAATTATTAAACTGGTAAACGGAGATGATATTGTCGCCGTTGTTGAATTTACTAAAAGACAATTAGATCCAAAAAATAAAACAATCAATATAGAACGGCCTTTACAAATAAAGTACGTACCACAAATTACATCAGCTGGATTTAAAGACTATATTGCTTTGATACGTTGGACAGCTTATACAAACGATGAACAAATAACCATACCGAAAGATAAGATAATGACTATCACAACGGCCAACGAGGCCATGAGTAGAAGTTATCAAGGTGTTGTTGACACATACGAAGATATACCATTGGCAAAAGATAAAGTGAAACATGCCAAAGTACAATTGTCAACAAGTGATAATAAAAAGATTAACGAGATTTTTGATGATAGAATGGATACATTTTACGATGACGATGATGAAGGAACTTTACATTAGGAATATACTAGGCTGGAGTATCCTCAATCAACCGGCTACACCGTTCATTATACATAAAATCATTAAAATGTCAATGCTGATTTCGGCAAAAACCGAAATTTTTTTTAGGCGGGCTTAGCTCAGTGGTAGAGCGACTCGTTGCCAACGAGTAGGTCGTGGGTTCGAATCTCATAGCCCGCTCCATCTAGGGAAAACATTGACAAAAATAACAAAATGTAGTATATTAATATTATGAACACAAAAACTAAAAAAGAACATTATGTAAATAACAAAGAGTTTTTGGAGGCGATGATAAAGTACAGAAAGTCTGTACGAAAAGCAAAGAGAGAAAAGAGACCTAAACCACCAGTAGGTGACTATCTAGGATCATGCTTTTTAAAGATTGCTAATCACCTCTCATATAGACCTAATTTCATAAATTATACCTTTAAAGATGATATGATTTCAGATGGTATTGAGAACTGTTTACAATACCTAGACAACTTTGATGGTAAAAAATCAAATAATCCATTTGCTTACTTTACTCAAATAATCTACTATGCATTTATACGTAGAATACAGAAAGAGAAAAAGCAAGTGACAATTAAACATAAACTTATCAGTAAATCAAATTTAGATGATTTTGCTCTACAACCAGGCGAAGATAGAGAGTTTAAAAATCAAATGACAGAGTATTTACAAAAAAACTTACCATTGGACGCACAAGAAAAGATAGCGGAAGATATAGCCAAGAGTAAGAAAAAACGAAAGAAAAGGAAAGCCAAGAATAGTTTAGATTATTTTTTTGAAAATTATGAAGATAGCGCTACTAAATGATACACACTTTGGTTGCCGTAATGATTCTCCACATTTTATAAACTATCAAAATAAGTTTTATGAGGAACAATTCTTTCCTCATCTTATTGAAAACGATATAAAATGTTTAGTACACCTAGGCGATGTAGTTGATAGACGTAAGTTTATTAACCATAATACAGCACATAACTTTAAGATAAAGTTTTGGGATAAACTAAAAGAATTAGGTATAGATACACACGTTATACTAGGTAATCACGATACTTATTACAAGAATACAAACGAAGTAAACGCAATGCAGAACCTTAATTTAGGTGATGTAAAAATATATACAAAGGCAACCGAAGTAAATCTAGGTGGCCTAGACATGTTGTTTATACCTTGGATATGTGAAGACAATTACGAAGATACAATATATAAACTAGATAACTCTACATCACAAATTGCAATGGGTCATTTAGAAATAAAAGGTTTTGAAATGCATAGAGGAGTTGTAAACGAACATGGTTTAGAAAGAGAACAATTTAAAAGATTTGAAAAAGTCATGTCTGGTCATTTTC